AAACTCTGGTGGTGTAGGTGGTGGTGCGACAGGTGGTGGTGGAGTTTCTTTTGTAATTATTAATTGCTCTGGTTGATAATCCATCGCATCATATGTTGGATATTCTCCATGCGGACACAACGTAGTGACACCATCCTCATCTTGATTAACTAGATCATAATCAAAAGGCATTCGTGTAACCTTGTCCTGATTGTCCTTGTGCATCGTGACACAACCCGGCAAATCTACAATCGGAAATCCAATCTGCGTAGTTATAGGTGGGTGATTACTTGGGACAAATGGTACACTATTCAACCATACTTCATTAGTTCCAAATCTTGGTATTGCTACATTAGGTATTTCAATTCTTGGTATCGGTTCCATAAACAGGCCCTGTCACTGTTGGCATAGATTGTTTGATTCGTTCATCAACCATCTTCTCAATTACATTCAACATATATTTCCGATTGTCATTAATCCTCTGCTGTTTTGTCATGTTCAAATAGATTATTACTCCTACAAGAGCGAGTGACAATCCAAGTGAAACTCCTGTCATAATTTTAAAAAGCATTATCCTTGATCCAATGTACCAAATGATCTACGAATCTCACGTAGTTCTTCAAAGTTCTTCTGTTTTGTGCCACCATCGTACTCCCATGCATATCCTTCGGTGATCATTTTTTCGTTGAGCGATACTTCATCATCACCAACGTATAACCAACCAAGCAGACGACCATACTTACCCATCCCACCTTGAAGTTCAGTTCGTATAGTGAGTTCATCATCTCCATCAATTGTATCCTCTAAATTTTTTTTCATCCAGTTTGTGGCATCAATACCTAATGCTTTTTCTTCTAAATCTCTCGTTCTCTTCTCAGGAGTATCAACCCCAGCTATACGAACTCTTTCTTTTTTGATAAGATCGAATCCTAAATCTATTGATACATCAATGGTATCACCATCAACAACTCTATCAATCGATACGACTCGGAAGTTATAACAACTTTTCCGACTCGGTGGAACCATTGCTCCCATGTTCTTGCTCCCAAAAACTATCTAGTGCATTATTTATAGCATCAGATGGTTGGGTCATATTGTTTTCTATATTAGCTTGTCGTGCATTATGTAAAAAGATTGTGTGCATTTGATGTATGTTATTTAAACTCCATATATCAACCTCTCCTTTTAATTCTTTTCTTGGTAAAGTAGGTTTTGGTTTTATATCATCTAAAGTTGTTGGACAGGTTGCAGGTGATCCATCCAAAGGTAAACTACAAGCACCTGCTGGTGGTGTTACTGGTGCTTCTCCGCACATTGTTATAAAGAACAACGGTAGTATTAATATTAACTTATTCATCTGGGTGCAAACAGAAACTTGGTTCCTCATCATACTTTCTTTCATATTCATAACCATCTAGCACAACTACTGGTGCAACGACACTATGAAACTCACGAAAGTATTCTTCTCTATTCTTTGCGTACTCTCTAGTCATTTGGGAAGTAATGATCGTATCTCAATATGTAGTATATCACAATACTGACAGAAATCAATAATATAACAATCATCCATACAATATCCCAAACTATCAAAACCACCTCCAAGGTAACATTGAATAACCTACCATATTTAACAATGGTTCCATTACTAATGCGATTAATGTAAATGTTAAGACATCTATAAAAAGTCGTTGTCTTGGTGAAAACTTTGACTTCCACTTTATAACTTTCTCTCCTACCTTCTCACAACGTCTCAACAACCCTGTCTTCTTTAGAATTAGTGTTGCCCACCACTGTGGATCTACTAAATTTCCCAAGGTCTCTATTGTAAATTTACAATATGCTTTTATAATTCTAATCAATTACTTCTTAGGTTCTTCTGCGTTCGCAAGTTTGATTGGTGCTTGTTCAATACGAATAGTTTGTGCAGGTGCAGTTTGTGATGCTGCTGCGATTAACTTTTCAAGATCTCCTTTTGAGATTGCACCCGGTGCAGGTTTTGCACCACCACCATTTTTGTTCTTGGCAGTTTGAATTCCGAAGCTAGCCAAAACTCCTGTAAATACCGAAGCGATGAATGTCGGATCAATATTTTTTTGAGGGAAGTTTGGTATCGAAACATAATTTAATGTTAATATTCCACCAGACCAAATTAAAATACCCAGTCTTACGAAAGTCGAAAAGATTTCCATCTGTTCTTCTTTGTCGTCAGCAAGTTCTTTTAACTTACTTAGAGGGCCCTTCTTCTTAACTTCTTCTTTGACCTCTTCTTTTTTTAGTTCTTCAGCCATAAAAATACCATAATGCGGTATTATTTATTAAAAACTAGGTATTCCGAATCCTTCTCCTACTGGAGGTACGATAGATTCAGTTGAATCACCACCAATATCAGGTAGTCCTCCACCTAAGTCTCCAAGACCACCCGGCATGACGGCTTCCATTACCTTACTTTTGACGTTCTCGATAATCGCATCCTTGCGTATGAATACGTAACCACCAAGACCAACAACGGTGAGAGATACAACACCACTTGCAATAGCGATTCCATTTACTATTTTCTGTAACATGATTTTATAGAATGTGTTCTATTTAGTCACTCATGCTATACATCATAACCAAGAACATACCAAATACTAATACTACCTCTCCCAAAATCATTGAGGTTGATCCAACTACTCCCATTAAGTTACTCCTAGTGATACTCCTATTCCCAGTGAACAAGCAAATACCCACGGCACAAATTTCAATGGAACCGGTTTACGTTTTACTTTTATAGAAAATTGGTGATTAATTAATTTCATTTTAATACTCTCTTATCTTGTAATCTCTCTACTACTGTTGACGCTTGCATAGATGATACGTCATTTAATCCGTTGGCATCGAACCAAGGAGCTGTCTCCCAGTCGAATCCTTCTCCAAATGTATTGTCTGCTTCTGCAACATACCAATGACATGCTGCGTCTGGAATATCTACTGCACATACTGCCCAGTCATCTGTCCATTGTGGGACTTGAACCCAAATCACAGGTTCTTTATCCATGGCATATGCTGTTTGAGTTACACCAAATAGTAATCCAAAGATCATTACCCAACAAAATATACGAGGAACGTATTTCATTGATGGTTTTGTTTTGTATGTTTCCATAACGTCGTGATAATTCATTAGACTAAACCTGCCATTCCGGCTACTGTGCCAATGACAACGAAAAATCCAAACTCAATTAATGAGTAGTATGGATTATACATTAATTGTTTCATGCGAATGCGATGTTACCTACACCTGATACGATGTAAAGTGCTACTACTGATGTGAATAAAATGTGATACATTATGCTCCTTGGTAAACTGGGGTCATTACACCACCACCTTCATCGTCATCGTCATCATCAGAACTAAACAATAGTTCAATGAAAACTAGAATTCCTATGGGATAGAAACACCATAGGATTGCTAGAAAGGGTGATATCTCGTTAGTTGAGGACAACTCTGACATTTATACAAAGCCAGGGATAATTTGTCCTGTTGTTAGGTAAGCACCTAACCCTGCGATGATGCCGATCATGGCTAGTCTGCCATTAAGTTTTTCAGCAACTGCTTTTGATTCTTTATCGGTCATTAAAAAATACCGGGAATGATGTTTCCTGTTGTTGCGTATGCGCCTACTGCTGCAACGAAGCCAAGCATTGCTGCCCAACCATTAAATCTTTCTGCTTCTGGAGTCATGAGTTTTTCCTCTTTGTAAATTGTGAATTGTGAATTGAATTTCATTTCTTTAAAAGAAACCGGGTGCTATCCATCCGAATAGACCATAGTTGATTGTGCCGATTACCAGACCAAGCATCGCTAGACGACCATTGACCTTTTCAGCATACTTCCAATAAGAATGATTTTTATCCATTAGAATATGCCGGGGATAATCTGACCTGTGGTGGCATAAGCACCGATGAGTGCAACGAAACCGATCATAGCCCAACGACCATTAACTTTCTCTGCATTCTGAGGATAGCTGTCGTATGAAACTGACTCATCAATGTAAGGTCTTGTTTCATTTGGGTAAGCGTTTTGTCTTCCACCTGATTCTGTTGTAACAGTCATTTAAGTTTTATTAAGTAACGTAACATAATTATATAGGAAATCTAAAGTTTTGTCAACATAACTTTACAAGAATATTAGAAAACACTAAAAAAGCAGGTATAAATACCTGCTTCTATGCATTATCTGTAACAGAAATGTTACAGTTACTTACTTATTTTGTTAACTATACTTCTTGACAAACTACAGTTCCCTGTGAGAAAGTTTTACATTCAAAAACTTTCTTTTTTGATAATAATGTAATGATGCCAAATAGTTGTGCGATTATAACAATCGAACAGACATACTTAGTCAGTTGTTTTGCTTTGATTTCCATATGTCTATCCGATTGTTAGGGTATCGTAACTATTTACCTATTCTTTCAACTGCAGCTCTTGACTTCTCAAGAATGTCACCCTTAAGAGGAACGAATCCTAGTGTAGGTGCTTTATCCTGATACTCATCACTCAATAGAGTTGATAGAGATGTCTTGATTGCCTTTGTGTTTCTACCGTTGCCTTCTTCATATGCAAGAATCCAAGTTAGAGATGCAATAGGATATGCTCCTGCTGCTGTTGGGTTAGGGTTCTTACCAGCAAGGTTCTCATCAAGAGTGATACCATTAAGTGCTAATGCTCCTGCTTCAACAGATGGTTTTAGAAACTCACCGTTTAAGTTTTGGAGTGCTGCAGCAACAATGTTACCTTTGATGTATGACTGGTTTACATAACCGATAGCACCGGGTGTGTTTGAAATAACACCAGCAACACCAGCATTACCTTTTCCACCAACTCCAGCAGGCCATGCAACTGACTTACCAGTTCCTAATGTCCATGTAGGAGAGAATGCTTCCATACTATTAGTAAATGCCTTAGTTGTTCCAGAACCATCTGAACGATGTGCCCAAGTTAACTTCTGGTCATCACAACCTAAGTCTTTCCAGTTATCAATCATACCCATCGCAACTTCAACTGCCTGTTGTTGTGTCAATTTAAGATCACAGCCAGGATTGTTGTA